TAACGAGACATTACAATTCTTTTCGGAAAATTGACGCCATCAAGTTCAAGTGGAGAAGCCAACTCAAATTCTACAACAGCTTTGCTTTCGCTAGACCGTCTTAAAATAAAGAATACTTGATCTTCTAAGCCAGCTTTTGGATCTGCGCTACCATAAGGATTAGCTCCAAGAGGTTTAGCCGCTGTTGGCGAAAAGTTTTTATCGTCTAGAAATTTAACAAAAGTACGCTTTCTGACTACTTTTGCACCAACTAAGTTGCTATATCTTCTGATCAAGTTAGATACGAAAAAATCTTGATTAGAAACTGCTAGCTTTGGTCTTGGAAGCGAACCATCGCCTTTACTCTCAAATCCAGAGCTTTGAATCGGAAACGGCGCATACTCTTCGCCTTGCCAATAAACAGAACCTTCTATTCCATTAGTGCCGCCATGAATGTAAAGCTTTTCGTCAGGAAAGTTAACGTAATCATAGTAAATGACAAAAAACTCTAACAGCGCGGATGGTTCCAGCGAGAATAGAGCAGTATTGACTTTATGATTAGAATCCCTTGACATTTCCTTTTACCTTTAGATTATATTACACCCATGAGTCAGAAAAACCATATAAAAATAGACTCTTTCAAAATAACTAGGATGTATTTAAACGACATTCCAGAAGTTCTAAAGCTCGCTGTATCAGCGCAATCTAAATTTGGAGTTACTTCAACAGTAGCTCCTTCTTTGTTTTTCAGGGAAATCGGCGCTATTCTTCAGAAAAATACTATCAGCTCTTTTGTTTTTAGAGACATGAAAGATAGAGTTTTCGCTGCTTTTATAATAGCACCAATAACAAGCGTATCCGCCGAAATCGCTCATGTATTCGTGGATAGCCAAGTAATGCAAACCTCAGAAATGCAACAAGGATTTAAAGACAAGATAGAAGAACTGAAATACAAAGAAATTGCAGCGAAAGTAATGAAGAGTCGTAAAAGATACGCTATCTACGTTAAATTTTTAAATACTTACGGTTTCAACGAGATAGCGGACGACAATGACGCATATTTAAAACTTATTTATAGAAAAAGTTAAAGTTAATGTAATAATCATAATGATTATGAACAAAATTAAACTATTCATCGTTTCGTTAATTCTAGCTGTTTTGGCTACCAAAGCTCACGCTGGTGTCCCATTTTATCTGGAATCCAAGAACAACACTGCCGCAATCGACTGGAATACTCAAACATATTCCCATGAAGCTCGCGTTGGCGTAGCTTATCCTTGGGTTTATGCCGAAGTTGGCAAAGGTCGTCAATACGTCAACTCCTTTAACAAGGGCGAAAACATGGAGACTTTTGAACTTGGCTCCAAGATTTCAATTAAGAAAGTTGACGTTAAGCTCAAGTTTGAAGGTAGTCATGGAAAGCGGTTGAATTCTAAATTCCCGCAAAAATTCCTTGACACGGGCGGCGAAGTCCGCATTAGATATAACTTCTAATGAAGTTTGACCGTCTCGTAAACCTAGCAAAAAATCTAATTATCTATGACGACACTGGAATCCGGTGTCGTCATTTTGCTTTTATACTGCACAAGAATCGTGTCGTTTCTATTGGGAGAAACTCAAAGAAGTCTCATCCAATCAATAGAAAGTACGGTTATTTTGAAGGAAGCGGCATTCATGCCGAAGCGTGCGCCGTCATTAAATCTGGCAAGGTAGATCACTCAAAAAATATTTTAGTTACATTTCGTATTGACAGAAACGAAAAAGTAGCTATGGGTAAACCTTGCAAGCACTGCCAAAAGCTTTTGGGCGATGTAATTTTCAAAGAAATTTACTACTCAAACGAAGAAGGCGAATTCACAAAATTTAATGAAAATCTTAATCATCGAAAGCACAAGCAAGAGAAAGCCGCTGTCAAATGAGTTTGACGATACCTCAATCGTTCATTGCCGTAACAGCTTGATTCTGGCCGAGGCACTCGGCGCAGACTTATTGGATGGCGAATACAAACTACCACAAATCTTAGCCAACCAGTACGACATAATCATTTGCGCGTACGCTTCGCCGTATATGCCGCACGTTCCTTACCGCGAGATTCTGACGAAGAATCCAAACGCGAGGTACGTTTGGCTTGTTAACGACCATGACATTGAAGACAATCAGCTTCTTCGCTATGGCGTAATCAATCATGGATTAAAGTATGACATGATCTGCAATAATCCTCGTAGCGGTTATCGCCACTGGATTCTCAACAAGAACATTGCGGGGAAAAAGCTGAACGACTTTATCGTTGAATGGCTAACCGTTAATCTCAATTCTTTGATTATGGATACGCGCAATCCTACAAATCCTCAAGACAAAGAAGGAATCGTTTATTACGGTACATATCGTAAGCATCGCCAAATCTCTTTCGAGAAGTTCTTGACGGAAGGCGTGCATCTTTCTTGCTCGCCAAAGAACGTTAAGAAGTTTCAAGCAATCAACTGTAATTGTACTTTCGTCGATAAACTTTCGTGGAAGAAAAACGAAGAAGATTTGCGCAAATATAAATACTCAATCTACATTGAAGATTTGCATACGCACAACAACTATGCGTTCTTAGCTAATCGTTTTTACGAAGCTTTGATGAGTGATGTTGTAATGTTGTTTGACGCTGGATGCGAAAATACAATTAAGAATTGTGGATACACTTTATCCCCGAATGCTTTAATTGATGAAAAAAGATTGTCAAAAGGCTTGACAAGTTATGTTTCTTCTCTCAATTACGAGGAAGAGCTAAAGCATCAAAAGCAATTCGTTGCTCAAGCTTTCGCCGAAAAATCTGACGCTATCCAAAAAATTAAAAATTTCTTAAAATGAAGTACGAAATCACATTTGCTCTGACTGAAAAGTCACGCAAGCATCTTAACATTCAGGAGCTTACTCCTTACAAAGCCTCAATCATTTCCACGAATGATCTCAACGATTCAAAGTTAATGCTTCTTATCACTCTTAATGAAGAAGGTCTTCCAATTGAAACTCCAAGAAGATTTGAAATGGAAGTTAAGAACGTTGGATTTGGGCTAGAAAAACTACGCATTCTTGGGTGGCTTGTCTCGCAAGATTATATTTGTGACTGCATGATCACGCTTCATTCTTTTCGGCAACCTGACTCTGGATGGAAAAGCTAATGAGCAAATATCTTGTAACGAAAACTTACCCTCTTCTCTGTTTTAATTACAAAGAGAACTCTCAAACTGTTCTCCCTCTTTTCTCTGGAGACGTTCTCAATGTTTTCTCCAAGTCAAAAGACTTGTTCGATCAGGAAGTAGAGTATTGGGACTTCACAAAAAATTGGTCTGCCAAAATTGATCAAGACGCGCTATCAGCATTAAAGGAAATACAGCCATGATGACATATAAAGAACAAAAAGATATTTTATATTCCGAGTTCTCTAAAGTAAAAAAAGATTTTGAATCAATTTTGAATAAAAAGATTTCTCAAAAAAACTTTATAGAAGCTATTGTTGAAATGACCAAGTATGCAGTTAAAGTAGATTTCGAGCAAAACCTTGACCAAGAGGCAAGAAACCGAGTCGCTAACTTTTTCGCTGTTTGTCAACCTTATCTTGGCGAAGTTGTTTGGTCTAAACTCGACAATAAGAATTTAAAAGTTTGTATTAACTATGGAGAAAGCCCAATGGTTAGCTGGAACATTCCTGTTGAAACTTTCTTTTTGGAGCAGAATCAGTTTGAGCTTTCTGTTGGTATGTTAATGAATAGTTTTAGAGATTGTTTTCTTGGCTTATTCTTGGCTCCTAATTTGCGCCAAGCAGTATTAGAAGGTGACGAAGATGCAGTCAAAGCTCTTTATTCGTCGTTCTCTAGACCTTCGATGAACTCTACCGCAGTTAATCTAAAGTTGTTCAAAGAATGTTTTCCTGATTTCTATGAGCATATTACCACTAAGCTCGACATTATGAATCTGGAGGAAATGACTGATTTTATTAAAAATAAAAATACAGAAGGCAAAAAGCCAGCTAAAAAACGTAAAGTTAAGTAATGCCTTACTTAAACGCTAATATTCCTGTTTTTCATGCTTATTTAAAAAGCGACTTTCTTTATAATCACACTGAGCATAAGAAAGAG